ATTCATCTATCCTCAACTGTTCTTTTGACCCGCTAAGATCTCCATATCTTCGGCTATCCTACACATCACATAATCAAGCTGAAGAGCTTGCCCCGTGCAAGTCCTGCCCCAATAAGTACCATTGCCCCATTCAAGTATTGGTTCGCCATGCTTCTTTAATTTGTCCGCAAACCACTCGCTCACCAACCACCATTCAAATATCTCCTGCGGCTCGTTGTCCCACTCATCAGCAGTTGTAAATTTACAACTAGGACAAGTCCAAACATCACTTCCATCATCTGCATCAAATCTTACTTCGTCCAATTCCTGAACTCCATAACCGCAATCCGGACATACATATTGGTAAATCTGCGCTATATCGTCATAACTTGGGAGATCGGCTTCAAATAATTTTGCGTTTATCTCTAACAACTTTTCAATCTCCCACGACATACAACGGATAACCTCTCTATCCACTAACTTGCCAACTATCTTTTGGTTGACATTACTGTGATAGTCCATCTTTTTTTCTATCGGTAATTCAAAGCTCATTTCCTATCTCCTTTCTTTTTTTATCACAAATGAACAACTTGCCATCTGCAGGTAGAGCATTTAAAATTACATTTACTCCATCTTTAGTAAGATAAGCTACGCCTATCTCCGTAAACATCTTAGAACCTTTTCCATCTTGAAGCTCTTTAACATGATAAGCATACTGTCTTTTCTTTATCGTCATATTCTCACCTCCTTTCTTTGGTGGAAATACTTAATTCAAAGCTACGCCAGCCTTGCGAAAAGCGTACGATAAATTATTTATCGGCTCTTCATCAGAACGCCTGCTCTTCTGCATCTCTAAAAGATCCTCCTCTAACTGCCTTACCTCGGCTCTCTGTAACTCCTCTAACACTTCTATAACTATATGCTGATGCGGTCTTTCCTGTTCATTCATATCGGCTCCTTTGAAATTGCATACTCTATAGGTCTTTCCACCCTCACATAAAAATTCTTGCCACACTTACTACAAAATAAACCATGCTGTTCTCCATCGTGCAAACACCACTTTTCATCAGCGTTCTTGTTAATATGTTTACACCATGGACATTGTACCTCTCCGCTTATTATTACATCTTCTTCTCTCATTGTTTTCCTCCTTACATCAACGCATACATCGCACCATCTACCGCCTTGGCGCCACACTCTTCGCATTCATAGTTCTGCGCGTCCGTTTCACAACCATATTGGATATGCCCGCACTTCTTGCAACGTCCAACATATTCACCTTCCGTCGCAAGCTCCAAAAACTCTTCAAAATCATCCATGCTGTTGACCTGTTGGCCGCCTTCGTTAAGCGTCATACATTGCTCCTTTGTTTATAACTCTGCCTCAAAATAACATGACTCCTGCTCCTCGAGGCACTTGGCTATTTTCCACCCCAAGCAAAGATCGGCATACTCAGAAAGTAAATGCCCAAGCTTATCCTTAGGAAAGCCCGCCGCAATCAACATGTCGTCATTATAACTGTCGTTCTCCTCAAAGAATTTGTTCAGCTTGGGTAGCCAATCTCCCATAACCATTTCTATGCTCGCTATTTCTTCCTTAACCTCTGGCAACTTATCTCTGTGGATGTAATAATTAATCACACTAGGCTCTTGCGCTTCGCATCCGAACCTCTCACCAGCATCTGAATGCTGTATGCCAAACCAAAACTTGCCTTCTATGTCGCCATGATAATAACGTCCCATTGTTCTCACCTCCTTTCGGTTGTTAACTAAAAAATCACAGGTTAACAGAACACACTTCACACACCCAAGCGTTATCGCTCACCCTCTTATGGTAAGTGCGCCTGTCACACCTGTTACAAAATCGTATAACTGCGCTCTCCACCTTTGCGGTCGTGTTTATTCCCTCTAAAGGACTATGACCTTGACAAAATCTGTCGTCGCCGTCGGTACCTTCCTTCAAAAGCTTTCCACACTTTGGACACTTCATAATATCACCTTTCCGCCGCTATTCGGCTATATTGGCTCAACCAAATGGTTGCCGACTACCGATAACCATCTAGGAGCTTTAAATTGTCAATGAACATGCTTGTGCTACGTCCCGATAATCACCCACTGATAACGGGCAACCAGTGTATAATGCCATAATTTGGCTAGGATTAGAGGCGTTCGCCATCTTATCAAATACATGGTCGAAAACGCTTCTGTCCCAAATAGTAGCAAAACCCGCTTCCGATATTCGGTCGGGTACGCTACGCCTTGGCTGATAGCTCCAAGCATTCCTGCTTCGGTATCTGCGCCGCTTCCTATGTATACTCATTTTTGCCGCCTTCCCTCTATCATTTCAGTATAATTTGGTTGTTAACAACCAAATATCACCTTAAAAAATTCTATCCCTTCAAAAAATTTTTTATTTTTCAATATGTTATTAAAAAATTGAATGACTTGCCTTGCCGTTAGTCATAAGGAATTTTGACGCCCTTTATGGTATCAAATGCCTTATGCATTAAGTAAACTTTCCTGTATCCTTACTGGTAAACGATTATCACTATCCTTGTTGAATGACTTGCCGCATAAATCACAAGTGATTAGACCTGCTATGCTTGCCGCCGACTTATTCACGCCATCAGGTATGTAAATACTGTTACCGCAACAAGAGAATTTTACCTGTTTGCTTCCCTTGGTCTTTTTTGGCTTCCATACTGGCGGAACGTCTATTGCTTCAAGTATATCGTCGGGTAAAACGCCTGATAAAGAACGGATACCTTGCGCGTTCTTTACTACCCTTACGCCAAGTTTATCAATGGCGGATATGACGGCTTCCTTTTCAAAATCTTTACTCTTGGCGTCAAACAGGGCTTTAATCACGCCAAAAACAAGATTAAGCGCATAGCTTTCGAATTTTACAGTTTCACGCATAAGCGCCTTTGGCATTGATAAATTAGCGATAAACTCATTGCCAACCAACCACGCCTTGCCAGTATATGACGGCATTGACATTGCCGATAAGTCAATATTCACCTTGTCAAACTTGCTAGTGCCTGTTATACCATATTTATTGGTGAGAACGGCCAAAAGCTTGTTGACATTTATGGAAATTATATTTGATATTTGCATTTTTTACCTCTTAAAATGCAAGGCAAGTCATGCAATTTTTTAATAGCTTCTACTTATTAAGTTTTCAATGAACATTAAAAACAAGATTAGATATCGCATATCTAATTTTTTATTGCAATAAAAAAATGCATTTTTTTTGATTTTTTAAAAAAGTAAATTTATTAGCAAGTTATCATGCTAAAAATGAAGTAAAACTTTAAGATACTGCATCAAAACGATTAAATATGCATAAAATGCATAAAAGTGTTGCGTCGAATAATAAAATGTAATGCTAAAATCTTTTATATAATGCTACGTTACACGATATCATTACAAAAAAATGATAAAAAAAGGGTAGCATTACAAAAATGTAAGGCTAATTCTCTTTATATAATGCTACGTTACACGATAGCAGTGTATCAAAAAAGTATCGAAAAATGACTTGTAATGCTGTATATTGTTATTTATCATATACTTAGGCGAAATCATTACAAACTCCAAAAAACAATAAATATATAGCGGAAAGAGTAATAATGCGACGTGTCTTATAATATATATATACTACTACTACTACTATATTATATAGTGATGTAAGGCTTTTTACCCAAAGTGTTGATATTCAAGTATAAAGTGCCATTACAAAAATGTAAGGGTGTTACAAAAATGTAATGCGGCGCATAAGGTTAGTCATTGTCTTAGGATATCCCAAAAATATAATGTCTTTATTTTTCAATAACTTAAAAATGAATTTGACATAATACCGCTTATCCGACTAATTAAAAGACGTTTTGCGACGTATTAATGCGACGTTTTTAAGTGTTATGCGACTTTAAAATGACGCATAATTTCAATGAAGGGTTCGGGCGGCGCTGGCCTTGGGTGGAGTATCGCAACCATCACAAGGTCCCCACCCCATCCACCCCATCCACCCCACCCCGCTCCCCGGATCCACTATTCTTACGTTTTTATTTGATTTTTATTTTTTTTTATGTTATATCCCACACCACCAATGGGATTATCATCTGCTAAAAAGACGAGTATATCTGAGGTGTTAAGCGAGTGGGAAGATATATCGGAGTTATCATTTGACAGTGCAACGCCGTATGATTGGCGATCTAGCGCATTGAGGGCGCTTAAGGACAAGAACATAGCCAAGATGAAGTTGGATGCGGCGCCGTTAGCTGAGTACAATGTAATTGATATTATGCAGAATTCGCCTTCGGACGCCACGAGGTTGGACGCTGCGAAGTATATTTTATCGCAGGCTGGTCATGGACCCATCCAGAAGGTGGAGCACAATGTAGTATATGAGAAGATGGAAGTGGATCAGTTGTCGGCTATATTGCAGTCTAGGATAGAGAAGTTACAGCGTTTGGCGCCGGGTTTAACTTTGGCGCCGCCGGCGGTGGACGCTGAAATAGTTGAGGAACCTGTAATTGAATCCAGCGACGCAGAGCAAAGCTGATTTGATCGAAACGATCAAGATGCTTGACGAGCAATTGCAAGCTTACGAGAACAACAAGCTTGGTTTGTATCGTCCGCACGATGGTCGCGGTGGTTTTGACGAATCTACTAAGACCGGGCAAATAGGCTTTCACAAATCTTCGAAGCAAATACGATTATTGGTAGCGGGGAATCGTTGTTTGCGGGAAGATCAAAAAATAATTACAAAGAATGGTTTAAAAGCGATTGGTGATATTGCAGGAATGTGTGAGGAGGTTTTAAGTTTTGATCAAAGATCCAATCAATTTGTTTGGAATCGAGCAATATATCCATTTGCAAAGGGACGTTCTCATCAATATCGCGTAGTTCACGAAGCTGGAGAATTTGTCGCTGACGGACGGCACCGGATCTTTTCTGTTCAAGGTAAGTATGAATACGTTCGTGATCTTCAATGTGGCGATTTATGTTTTGTTTGCCCGCACGACTCCATTTCGGCACTTGGCCAGAGATCGTATTTTTCAAATGAGTTGCATTTGAGGGGAACAGGCGAAGGTTGCGTGGGTGGTTATCGAGTTTGCAATTATTTATATGATCGACAACTTCCATTTTTGTTAGAGGCCTACCGATTATTTTTGAAACGATATAACGATGCAATAACATTCGTTTCGTTTGTCTATTGTGTGATTTTCTTGCTTGTTGGAATTGAGGGGATACAGAAATTAAAACATAGCCATCCTTGTCAATGGAAAAGCCTGTTTGAAATTGAGGATGATGTACGCCTCTTTTTGGGCCAGTTCTTAACTGCCTTGGAAGATCGAGCTTTTTACGGATTGCTTCAACGTATTTATGAGGGCAATGGATCTTCTCTGCAATTTCTTTGGAGCTTAATTCAGGATGGGAAAGTTGAATTATTTGATTCTTCCAGCCAATGTAAGGTTCTTTGTGTATCGTCATACAATAGTTCCTATACTATTTCCAGAATTAAATCAATAGAAAAGTTGACAAAAGAAGAATGGTATTGGGATATGACGGTTGAGAACGTTCATAACTATGTAACATCTGATGGTATAATACATTCGAATTCGGGCAAATCAGAAGCTAGCACGATCGAAGCTATTTGGTTGTCGCTTGGCATACATCCATATCACAAGATTCCGGTTCCGAATAAGGGGAAGCTTTACGGCGACACGTTTCCGATAGTGACTTTGGAAACATTTGGTCCAAAGTTTGAGAAGTGGTTGCCGAAGAGCGCATTGGATTCTGCGAAACCGTACATGAAGAGTGCGCAGGGATACCTTTCCGGGATAAACTTTGCCAATGGCAGCCGTATCACGTTTGGAGCGTATCAGCAGGAGGCTGGTACCGCAGAGGGTGGTGACGCTGATTTCGTATGTTTCGACGAGCCGCCGCCGCGCAACATTTACATAGCGAATTTACGAAGTATAGTAGATCGTGGTGGTTTAATGTGGTTTAGTATGACGCCGTTGCGAGAGGCGTGGATCTATGACGAGTTATGGTTGCCTGGCGTGCATGGTCAGAAGGAATACATAGATTGTTTTAACTGGTCATCTTACGACAATCCATATGTCAACAAAAAGACGTTGGACATTTTAGCAGCTGAATGTACTCCGCAGGAGAGGGAAGTTCGTATTGAAGGTTTGTTTAAGAAGTTACAGGGAGTGGTGATCGACAGTTATCGTCCCGAGTTTTCTGATATAGATGAATTTGAGTTAACTTCAGATTTTGTTATTTTTGAAGGTTTAGATCCGCATGAGAGTAAGCCTAACGCTGCGTTATGGAAGGCGTTGGACAGGAACAATTTTCGTTATTCATGTGCGGAGTTGGATTTTGATGGTGGTATCTATGATTTTGGCCAAGAGTTAGCGAAGGTGCGAAGGCGTTTAACTGCTGGTGGTGCGACGTTGATAAAGAGTGTAAGTGACACATCGGTGAACGTGGAGGATTGGCAGTTCAAGATAAACATGCGTGACGAGTTAAATCGTTCTCTTCGTGATGCTGGGGAGGTGGTTATGCCGGTAATGGCAGTTAAGAAGGGTTGGTTGTTACCTGGCATTAAGAAGTTACGGGATCTTTTCAAGCCGATAGTGCAGGCTTCTGAAAGTGACAGGGTGATGCCGACTGAATATTTATTTCGTCATTCGGTTCCAAAGTATAGATATGAGTTATTGCATTATCAGTGGCCGGAGAACATTTCTTCATCGGAGGTGAGGCCGATACCGAAGTATAACGAACGCATAGATTGCAGTAGGTATATAGAGTCGATAGCTCCGAAGTTTATAACGCCTGGCGAGCAAAATTTTATAACCCGCACTTACAATGGTGCATATAGAAGGGAGATACAGTTATGAGGAAAGTAATGCCAGTGGATCCTATATTCAGGATCCCGAAAAAAACTATTGATGCGCAACATCTTGTCAATAGGGCAATAGAGAAGTTTGGGCAATTTGAGAATGACAGAAGTGAGTGGATGAAGAGGAGGGAGCAGTTCTATCTTTCCAGTGAAGATTATCTTTCTTCTCCGTTCAAGGGTTTATGGGAAGGCAGTGCTAATTTTCATTTTCCGTTAACGGAGATCCAGAAGAATGCGATGCACGCCATGATCATGCAGGCTATATTTTTTCAATATCCGTGGTTCTATGTAGATCCTCAGGAAGATATAGACATGTATCGTATCAAGAAGATAGAGAGGTTTTTGAAATATGTATTGGAGCGGTATGTAAATTATCACAACGGTATTTATTTAACAGTAGATGATTGGGCTAACGATCTTTGTGGTGAGGGTATGGCCATATTTAGCAGGGGTTGGGATGTTATACAGAGAAGGTTTTACACTATAGAGAAGAATGATGATTTCAAATCTCAGCGATTAAATTTGCAGAAGATGTTAGATGACACTGAAGAGAAAGATTTTGGAATATTGGCTAACGAGTTTATTAATATGCCATACGTTGAGAAGTCTATAATAAGAACAGTTTTCAACGGGCCTACCATTACTGCGGAGAATCCTGTATTTATTTTATTTCAGGGTGATGTTGTTGATTGTACTGATCTGAACAGGCATGAAACTGTTATCAAGGTATGTTATTTTAATCAGAACGAACTTATATCTTTTAAAGATAGTGAATGGATGGATGAAGAGGTTGTGGACAAGATTTTAGAAACTCCTCCATTGAAGATAGGTGGGCAGAGGTTGGACAGTGATCGGAGAAGAGTTGAGCAGCGTCAGACTGGTGTTAACGTTGAATCATCTTCTGCGAGCAGTGGTGTTTGGGAATTTCTTTGTGTTTACGATACTACGAATTTAGATCCTAAGGATAAGAACAAGGAGTTAGCGGACAGGTTACAGTATTATGTTCATGTAGACACGAAGAGTTTAGCGAGGTGGACATATTTGGACAGAGTTAGTTCAAACGGTAAGATACCGTTGCACATGGCGCATTTATACAGGAGGCCGAGGTGCAGTATAGGGAGAGGTATAACGCACACGATGTTTTCTATTAACGATGGTTTAGATATACTGCTTAACCAGTCGATAGATGCCGGCATGTTAGCGAACAATCCGATGTTTGGATATAAGGGTGACAGCACATTTGATCCTGGAGAGGTTAAGATAGGTCCTGGTCTTGGCATTAAGTGTGACGATCCTAACAGTGACATAAGGTTTTTCACATGGAACGTTAATCCTAATTGGTCGTCAGGGATACAGAGCAGTTTAATATCAATGGCTCAGCAGTTGACTGGGATGGGGCCGAGCCAGATGGGGCAGGTAGGCGCCAGGGTTGGGGCGTTGCGTTCTACGAGTGGTGTGAACGCTTTGGACAGGAATGCTTCCATGATAATGGATCCTATAATTAAGAGGGTGAAGATCTGCATATCTGATCTATTTGAGGGGTTATATCTTGATTGTCTTGACAGGATGCCGGAGGTTCAGAAGTTGACGGTGACGGGTATGGATGGAACTCCACTTGTTGATGAAGAGGGCAATTTAATGAAGGAAGATATTACGTTAAGTGAGCTTTCCACAAAGGTACATTTTGGTATTTATGCAAACTCTTTGAACATTAATAGAGATGTGATCAAGGAGAACGCTGCGGCGGTGGCGCAATTTAGTTTCCAGAAGTTGCCGATAGAGCTTGGCATTGTAGTGCCGAACGAGGTTTATAATATAATGGAAGAGTTCCATAGAAGCATAGGGACATTGAATCCTGAACGTTTCATTAAGAAGCCTACAGAGGCCAGGGCGCTTCCGATTGATATGGAGTTGGCAATGATAATGCAGGGTCAGATGCCTCCGATAGCTCCGAACGATCCAGAGCATGAGAGTAAGATCGAAGTATATGAATCCATAGATCCTGATCAAGCTAAGTTAGAAGTTCAATATGGCAAGGTAGCTCCTAACGCTATGGAGAAATTGAAACAAGCTATCAAAGAACACACCAGATATTTTGAGATGATGCAGCAGCCGAGCAATGTACAGAATCCGTACGGTAACAATCAGAGTCCGACGCTTGGTTTGAATGAAGGGCAGGAAGCGCCGGAGCAAGAACAACCCCAACCGCCACAACCGCAACCGAGACCGGCACCCCAAGGTCGGCCTCAACCCCAGGGAGGTAATCAATGAGTAGTTATATTGAAAGGATGAATGAAGTTATGGCTGAAGCCAGAAAGGAGGTGAAAGAAAAAGGCAAGGCTATAAAGTATAATATTTCTGATAAAGAGATAGAGATAGCAAGGGCGCTCCATGAGCTTTTAGGCATGCCTCAATTTAAGAAGTATCTTGAATTTGAGAACAATCTTATTGGTGAGATCATGACTAATATTTTTAACGTATCGACAGAGCTTGAGAAGAAGAAGAGTTATGGTGAGGCAGTGGCTAAGAATGAAGGAAGGTATGAGCAAATGATGGCGCTGCGTTTTAGGAGAGAAGAGTTGTTAAAAAGGTATATATATATCATAGAGAACGACAATATAAAGAAAGGAGAATAGTATGGCTAACGTCAGCAGAGCTATGAAAGACATGCGTTTGAAGGGTCCGAAAGGATGTTCTTGTGCCAAGTCGGTAAAGAAGCCTTCGGTGAAAAAAAGTTCTAAAAAGAAATAAGGAGAAAAAAATGACAGAACCCAATAAAAATACTGTAACCCCGCCCGACGGTACTTCGTCAGGAGATTCTAAAGTTCCTCAAACAATTAACAAGGAAGAGCTTATGGAAGAGATAAAGAATCAAAACACTTCATTATTGAATACTGTTCTTGAGAAGATAGCAGATCAGAAACAAGTTAAAGATGATGATCCTGGTTCATTTTCTTATGATGACGCATTAAAAGAATTTGAAGATGATCTTTCGGATTTAAGGGTTGATGAAACCCAGGCTAAGGCTTTGCTTAGAATTTTTAATAAGGTTTTAACTAAAGAAAATCCTAAGGTTAAGAATGAAATAAAGGGTGAGATTCAAGCTCTTTCTAAGTATGAAAAGGATAAGGATACTGCTGAGTCTGAAGTTGCTTCTCTTTATCCTCAGATTTTAAATAAAAAGTCTGAGCTTTTTAAGCAATCTCAAATAGAGTATCAGAAGCTTTCAAAGGCTGTTAGGGAATCTGCCGATGGCACTTCGGTTGCTGTTATTAAGGCTGCTAATGTTTTAGGTATAATGCCTGTAGACATTAAGACGATCCGAAGCATGAATGCAATGGGTCCGGCTGGAGGGGCAAGGCCTGCGGCAGATGATAAGGTAAGCCAAAAAGCTATTGATTTTGCTGCGTCTTTTGGGGTTAAGAAAGATAAGTTTGAGGAGAAGCTTAAGAAAATTAAAGCAAATTCTAGGGATTAGGGCTAAGTAATTATTTTCTTTACAAAAAAAACTTTTCATGTTATAAGGAGGAAAAAGATGACCATGGAACCAAAAAATTCTGAAGTTATTGAACCGTCAAATGTAAGTCAAATAAGGCGTAGAAAGGCAGCTACTGATACTCCGACAAAGGTTGGAATGTCTAATACGATTGATAAAGTGACGGCGAAGCGTGACATGATGATAAGGGCGTTGAATCGAAAGATGCGTCTTACTATTCCGACTGAAATAATAAACGCTCATCCTGATAAATATTTTGTATGGGTAAATATGAATCGGTTAGAAAAGTCAGGCATGTGGCATCATAATGGTTACGAGCTTTTTAAGACAAATGAACATCTTACTGAAGATGTTAGGGATAAATTTAACAAGGGTGTTGATAACTATATACACCGAAACGAAATGGTTTTAGCGTATCTCCCTAGAAAAGAATATGAATTAAGAAAGAAGGAGTGGGAAATATTGCATGGAAACCGGGATATATCAGAGATCATCACACTTGATCCAAATTTGAGGGGATTTAGCCCCAAGGCAGATTTGGAAAAAGGTTTTGTTTCTTCATCGGAAGAAGGAACATAATAAATAAAGGAGGTCAGGTATGGCCAACACAGATTTTCCGAGTGGGTTTGAGCCGCTGAAGTACGAGAACGGCAGAGACTTGTCAACAGAGGAAGGATTGATATCCGCTAGCAATAATGCTATAGGTTATTTTGATCCTTTGGAGATGCATACAGATGGTTATCTCCAGCAAGCTCAAGCAGCATAGACCAGGGTGGTTGGTGTGGCTGCTGAGTATAAAGCTGCGAATAGCGGCGGTAGCATAAAATACTACCCGGCAGATGGTTTGGTCATGCGAGCGCAGGTTGATGATGCAACAATAGCAGCGCAGGCTGATATGGATCTTACTTATGATTTTGTTGTTGGTGCTCCTAATGCTACAACACGTCGTTCGATTTTTGAGATCGACGGTGATTCTTCCCACGCTACAGATAAACCAGTTTCTATTCTCAGGATAGCACAAGCTCAGGATGCGGTTGGCAACTCGCTTGGGGCGAATGTTGCTTTAGAAGTTAAAATTACACCTACGTGTATAAAAGCATAAGGAGGCCATATGGCAACTAACTTACGTTCAAATTTTGTAGATTTTTTTGGTACATCTAAATTGCCGGAGCTTCAAGCAGTTATTGAAGCTACGACAGAATCGTATCCTAGTATGATTCCTATTCTCTTTAACGAGGAAGGAATGACTACGGATATTGCTCAGCATACAACGATGTCAGGACTCAGGAATCCTATTCAGGTTGGTGAAAACGTTCCTGTTCAGTTCCAGACGATCAAGAGTGGCTATCCCAAAACGTACACAGCTACGAAGTGGGGAACGGGCTACAGGATTTCTAAGGAAGCGGTGGATGATGGTAAGTTTGGTTTCATTGAACGTGCTACGAAGTCTTTTTCTAAGGGCATGTTTGAAGTTAAGGAAATTGCTGCAGCCGATATATTTGATAACGGCTTTACGACCAATGGTTATGATGGCGTTCCTTTGTTCTCCAATTCGCATCCACTTGAAAATGGTGGTGGCGTAGTTGGTGATAACCTTGGGACGGCGGCAGAGTTGTCGATCACATCTTATCGTGATCTTCGCAATTTGTTCCAGAATACGCTTAACGAAGATGGACAGTTCGTTAAGTACATGCCTAAGTTCCTTGTGTTGCCTCAAGCACTACAGGATTTAGGTCAGGAAATAGTGAAGTCGCAGTATAACCCCGAAGATGCGAACAACGCTATCAATACGGTTTATGATACTATTGCATTGCTGCCTGGTAATTATTGGCAGTACCTTGATAGTGACACAGCGTTCTTCTTGGTTGGTGATAAGGCTGAACATTGGCTTATGTTTATGAGCAGAGAAGCCATGTCAACTGATTCGGATTATGATAAAGAAGCAAGAGCTTGGGAACTTATGTGCTTCTCACGTTGGGATGTTGGTTATTCTAACTGGAGAGCTATATGTGGAAACGCAGGAGCATAAAGTGAAAAAGAAAAAAGGTAAAAAGGGTAAGGGTTACGGTAAATAAATTGGGTAAAGGGCGGGTGAAACTCCCGCCCATTAACCTATCTGTAGCTAAATAGGTTAACCGATAACGGGAGGTTACTATGAGTTTTACTAATTATCCTAATGGGATAACGAGCTTTGGTATTCCAGTATATGGAAACATTCCAGCGATTCGTGGTAAGGTTTTCTTTGTAGATCCGAAAGTAGGTCTTGCTGGCAATCCTGGAACAAAAGCAAAACCGCTTAATACGTTGAAATCAGCATATGATAAGTGTGTAACTGGTCGTGGTGATGCTATAATACTTCTTTCGTTTGCGTCAGCAACATCAGCTGATCATACTTCATATCTTGATGCAGCTCTTGATTGGACTAAATCTGGCATAACAGTTGTAGGCGTTACTGCTCCTACAATGTTTGCTCAGAGAGCAAGAATTGCAAATGCTTCGACTTTATTGACGGCTCCTTATTTAATTAAGGTTTCTGGTCACGCTAATGCTTTTTACAATCTTAGTATGTTTAATGGTGGATCAGATGCTGCGGCTCTTGGTTGTTTACAAGTTTCTGGAAATAGAAACTATTTTTATAACGTTCATGCAGTAGGCGCTGGTCATGCAACGCCTTCGGCGGCTGCAGATGCAGTTAACCTTGAACTTATAGGTGCGTCAGAAAATACTTTTGAAAAATGCGTATTTGGAACGGATACGATCAATAGAGTTGGAACTCTTACAACGTATGATATAGAGTTCTCTTCTGGTTGTGCTCGTAACGTATTTAAAGATTGTATTACGCTTTCTCAGACAACATCAGGTCAGGCCGGACATCTTGGTATTAGGTTTGATGGAGCTGGTGACGCTATTAACCGCAATCAATATTTCATGAATTGCCACTTCTCTAACTATAACGAAGGAGTGATTTCTGATCAGACCAGTTTAGTTGGTGGAACTCTTCCTAACAATGGTAAGTTGGTAATGCATGGTTGTTCTTCACTGGGTTATGCTGCGTGGGATAGTGCTGGCGCCGATACAGTATTTACAGATCAGCCTCAATCGAATGCCGCTGGTGGTATTATGGCTGGTGCATGATTTTGAGGTGGAATGATTTTTTTAAAAAAAAGAGAACAACGAATGAATAAAATAAAACCCGATAGGCAAGGACTTATCGGGTTTTATTTTTCTAGGAGGTTGATATGGGTGGCTTAGCTCACAATTTACATGAAATAATTAGTACCACCAAACAGTTGCATAGTGGATCTTCTGATCCTGTGGCTGATGCTGCAACAGCTGTTGGTGATGTTCAAAGTAATTTAACTGGAGAGTCTTTTACTCTCTGGCTTGATTATACAAAGGGGACAGAAGATGGAGTTGATATATGGGTTACTTTTTATAGAACAAAGACTGGTACGGCGGGAAGGGAACAGTCTTGGGAGTCTATAGGTGGTGGCGTTTTAATTCCACACAATAGAGTTTATAGATTTACGGCATCTCAATCTAACATTCCTATTCCCATAGATACTGAGACAACTTATAAATATTTTAGAGTTTGGAACGTTAAGGTTGGAGCTGGTGCTGCAAGTGGAACTTTTACCATTAATGCCGAAGTACATGACATAGCGAGGTAAAAAATGTTTAAAATTAAATATTTGTTGTTGGCTGTTTTGCCAATGTTAATAGCTGCGGGTGGTCCCAACATTGATGAATCAACTCCATCCGCTGGGCCAAACATTGAATATACTGGTCCTCGTTGGTTTTATGAGCAAAGTTCTAATCCTACTTGCCAAGCAGATAGGGGCGTTATTTTTACTAAAGAGTTGGCGGGCGTTACTGAGCTTTATTACATGTCATCCAGCCCGGCTTGCAATGTTATTCAAATAACATCTGGAGGCATTACTCCCGTAGGCCAAGTAAGTTATGTAGGTCTTACTACAGCAACCTACGATGGCGATGCCATGGGATCTTATACCGCAATAACAACTCAGTGTGCCACAGACACTGCAGATGCAGATGCCCGTCCATGCACCGATCTTGATATAGCTTTTTTAATGGCTGATGGAGAAACATTTGGTGGAGCCACTGATGAAGTATGGGTTCTTGATGGCGCCCCAGGGTACACTTCATTCTCTAACGATTGCGACGGGTGGACCTCGGTGGCAGTTGGATATTATGGAGCGTATTGGAATCTCAACACTGACAAGGCTTATTTGTCAGGGTGCGCAATGAGCAAGAAGTATGCGTGTTGCAAGGGCTAATAGGAGAATAAAATGAAAAAGATACTAACTTCGTTCTTGGTTGCCATTATAATGGCAATGGCGACAACAGCCTGGTCCACTCCTTACCAATGTTATACATCTTATGCCGGTCAGAACTGCGGTGCCGGAAATAACGTAATGTTGGGCTTGAACTGCGCTCCAGACACTGATGCCGGAGACCCTACTGCTTCATCTAAAGCATCGTGGGATTTGTATTGTGATGCGTTGACTCACGGCTCCGGCGTGAACTGTTTATTAACAGCATTTAATGCTGCGTGGAATGCGGCATACTGCAACTGCGATGTCGGGTATGCTGGAGCAACTTGTACTTCTTGCGCATCTGGTTATACCGATTTTAGTGGTACTTGTATTAAGGAAACCGCTCTAATCTACGACGCAGATAAAGATACCTTAGTCACAGTTGAACAAACTGCCGATGATGACACAACTAGGTTTTGGAACGGCGGCGTTGAATATCTTGATAGAACGGGAAGTGCATCTGGTGTTTTGGATTCAGTTACGGATAAAGGTGCTGTTGTTGAAGATGGTTATGGATATTTCTTGGAGGCTGGAGATGCTGGAACTGATACTACCGGAGGAGTAGGTGGTAATATAAGCTTCTCTGCTGGAGATGCAAAAGGAGCCGGTAACAATGACGGTGGTTCTATCATATTCGATGTTGGAGTCTATACTGGGACGGCAGAATGGGGTTCGTTAGAGTTTGAAAGAAATGGAACAAGTTTTGGTTTCATCGGATATGACGGTTCCAACGGTTTAATCCTTGGGTCTGCTGATGCTCCTCCAGCTACAGCTGGTGGTAGTGTTGAATTAAACGCCGCTTCAGGTGGTACTGGTGATACTGACGGCGGAGATATAATATTAAATGCCGGTGATGAAAGCGGTGCTGGTGATGAGGGTAAGGTGGATATGCGGGTAGATGGAACCAACTTCTTTCATTTCTCTCCCAATGGTGTAGATGGCGGTGGAGAGATAGATGCACCGGATGCGGCTGGTTCTTCTGCTGGTAACGATATTATGATTAATGCTAGTTATGGTGTAGGACCAGCGGGAGCCAATAACGGAGGATATATAAATCTTGGAGTAGGAACTCCGTTCGGTGTAGCTAATAACGGTTCAGTTGACATATACCTTAATTCACTTGGTAGTTATTCATGGCACACTTCAATATATCCAGATGATTCTGATGGTACTTATATTTATAACGCAGCCACAAGTGGTGCCGGTAAAGATGCTTTTATAATTGGCCCGACCACGGATTGGGATGAGGGATATTTGTTTAGAGTTGTTGATACTTTGAGTGTTGTTGCTGGTTCTCCAGTTTATGATAACAGGTTTGGCATCATCAACCACGGAGGCATTAGAGTTATACAGGATAACACCACTGGAAGCTCGGCCCCACAAGTTCTATACTTGTATGGTGGGACGATGGACGGGATAGCGGCCACGTTGATAAGTCCAGAATTCTGGTTTGATTCAGGGACTAAAGAGTGGCTCGAAGGTAATATTGCAGCCCAGCACAATATGTATATTGATGCTCCTACTTATAGGATCGCTGGTGGTGGCGGGACTATCACAGAAGCTTCGACAGTTTATATTAAAGACGACCCGATTGCAAGCACGGGAGCCACCATTACTAATGCGTTTGGTATTGTTAATGAAGGAAAAACTAGGTTTGGTGACCAGATTAGGATACCAGATGGGACATCTACTAATGGAGCTGTAACGTTCAACTCAGATCAGACATGGGATATGTTTTTAGACCCTGATGTTGGAGGCGAAAGTGAATGGTCGTTTACACATGGTTCAAATCCTTCATTTGCGATGAGCGATGATTATATAAAGGCAGACATGCTCGAAGCCTTTATAGATGACCTTAAAATACAGGGGCATACTCCAGATTCAGCTGGGGCTGAGGCGATAAAAATCGGGAATACTTTCAAGCTTCTTTATGAATCTGATTTATTAGAATTTTATAATGGCCCTATTGTTGGGTTTGGTGTTACCGGAATAGATGTTTCAGTAACAGACAGCGTTGAATCTACTATTTCTATTGTTGAAAACGTTTATACTGGAGTGGCTCCTACTCAGTATGTAATTGAAATAGATGCTGGTTCTCCAAATCCTACATTTAGATGGTCTGATGATAATGGTGCTACATGGGAAGATTCAGGCATTGACTTAATAGCCGCATCTGTTGTTGGCCCTTATAATTTAAACAATGGGGTTATAGTTTACGTTACAAATTATCAAGACAATCCAATGGGGACTGTTTATACCGTAGGAGATAAGTGGGAATTTGATTTTGAGGCTTCTGAAAAAATTGGCTTTATGACTGCGGAAGGTGGTTTTATAGAAGGAGTCGATGCCAGCCTTGTTGATTTCCCAGAAGCGTTTTCTATTTTTAGCATGGACAACACGGGAGTTACAGATACCGCTTCCAATATTGCCATTGTAGCTGAAGCAGAAGCCGATGGAACATACAATGCTTACGGAGTGCGTGGGTTTGCAAGAGTCACAGACAATAAATTTGCAGTTGGTATAGCTGGTACGGCAACGGTTCAAACAGGTGCGTCGGATAGCGGTACCGCTTACGGAGTTGTCGCTAATGCCACGTCGTCACATTCTGCTGGAGATAATATAGGAGTTTTTTCTACTGCTTCTGGTGGAGATGAAGATTATTCGTTCTATGGGCTTCTTGGAAATTTATTCAATCTAGAGAAAGTTGCCGCAGGTTCTGCGGCTAACTTTGCAGACTTTGCTGCGGCAGAGGCTTTCTTCTCAACCGCTAATACTGCGCAGACCTCTGTAGATAATATCGGTGTTGTTGGAGAAGCGAAGGCTGGAGGGGTAATAGAAGGTGTTGGTATTCATGGTATCGGTCAGACCCTAGCAGGCAAAGATGGCGTTGGAGTAAGAGGCGTTGCTCTTGTAGATAACACCGCAGACAATGCGGACGCTATAGGACTTAAGGGTTTGTCAACTGCCACGCATGTAGGTGGAAGGAACGCAGCAGTTTGGGGAGATGCTTCTGGCGGAGCTACCAATTATTCGTTCTACGGGACAGAAGGACAAATTTATAACGAGGATGAAGTTGTCATTGGTTCTACTTTTGTTGCGGCAGATTGGGGTAGTTTCTTTGTAGGCATATCCGAAGGTGAAGCAACTCAAACACTTACAGGCAATGAGATTGGCTTGGTTGTTGAAGCTGTTGCGAACTCAGATAAAGATACCATGGCCATAGTTGGTAGCGCAAAGGGAGACGCAGATACATCTGCAATAGGAGTGGCTGGTTTTGCAAGGCCCGGACTTTCTACTGATACTGATTCTTCAATAGGTGTTGAAGGTCAAGCCATAACAGCCCATTCTGGTGGATGGAATGTCGGCGTTTTGGGTAACGCAACAGGTAGCGATGTAATAAACTACTCGTTCTATGGACAAGCCGGAGATATTTACAATGGAGGCCAACAGGCATTCAATCCTTCTGGTGATACATCGTTAGCTAATGACGCAACAATGACTCCTACTAAAGCAATTATGCGTGTTGTTGGAAGTGGTGGAGCGGTTGTCTTGGATACGAGTCCTTCAGTTGCGAATGGTCAGGATGATGGTCAGTTCCTTATTATTCAAGGAACCAATGATACTAACACGGTTACCTTCGCAGACAATACTAACATTCAACTTTCTGGTGGCGTTAGCATGACGCTTGGTAAGGGAGACACCCTTACGCTTGCGTGGGATTCTGGAGATTCAGATTGGTATGAAGTTTCCAGATCGAGCAACTGAGACAATTAGTTTATTGACAACTGGTATGATTTAAAATATATTCTCCTAAAAAGGAGGATATATGAATGAAATTAGAAAATGTTCTGTAAATGGATGCGAAAGAGATCATTTAGCAAAAGGTTTTTGTAGTAAACATTATCAAGTATGGAAACGAAATGGAGTTCCAGAAACAGAAAAGAGTAGAAAGCGTGGGACTGGTTATGTTGATGGATATGGATATAAAAAGATACGGATACAAGGTAAGTCTGTTAAGGAACATAGATATGTGATGGAACAACATTTGGGTAGGAAGTTATTGATAACGGAACATATACATCATATAAACGGTAACAAGACAGATAATAGAATTGAAAACTTAAAGGTAATGACTAATGGGAAACATCGTATCGAACATGCTGTTGAATGGAAGAATAAAAAACCATGCAGTCTATGTGGAAAAGTTAAACCATTGTCCAAGTTTTGTTTTAGACTTAATAATCCAAAGTCTGAAATTAGAAGAAGGTTTTACGATAGTTGGTGCGTAGATTGTGTTGTGAAAAGAAAAAGGGAATGGAGAAGAAGAATGAAAATTAATGGAAGAAAGAATGGAGAAGAGCGATTAAGATTGATGATTCAAACAATTCGATAGAATGGGTAGTTATAATGAGATAACAGACTAAGGAGAAAAGATGAAAAAGGTTCCGTTGATAGTTGGCTTGGTAGTTCTTGCAGCATCCTTGATATTTAACGCTTATATCTTATTTCAGATGACTCAAGGATATAAACAATCCTTGATGATCAAGGGATTTCAGCAATGTCAGACTGAGGTAGGCAATGCCATTAAAGAAGGTAAACTCGTAGCTACAGAAAAGAAATAATGGATACCGAAAAAATAATACTTGAGATGTATGGAAAGACTGCGGAGATAGCCTCCAATGTCACCCATTTAGTAGAGTCTCATAAGTGTTTTGAAGGTAAATTAGATAAGCTCCATTCCAGAGTTGATAAACATGATGGTTATATAAAGTGGGGAATGGGAGTATGTGCTACCATTGGCGTTTTCATTACAATGATGTGGGAGTGGATAAAAGTAAAATGGAAAGGTTAATATGTCAGTACCAACAGTAGCTAAGACATTTCAAAATATTCTTGAAATATGTGAAGCGAGGGGTCGTATTATAGGTACGGTTAAAGAAAATGATCGGGATCTTATAAAGGGATATATTCAAGAATATAATGAACGTATTACTACAGAGCGTAATTGGCCATGGAGATCCTTTGATAGGTCTTTTAACATTGAACCGGCTATAACAACCGGAACTGTGGCAGTTACTCAGGGTAGTAAAATAATAACATTTGCTGGTTTAACTGTAAGCAACATTTATCTTGGAAGATCTATACGCATAGATGGCACTGATGAGTTGTATCGTATAATAGGAGTTAATACATCTACTAATAAGATGTATCTTGAGTCTGCTTATGCAGATGATGATAATGCTTTGGCTACTTTTAGATTATATGGATATGAATTTCCGTTACCGCCTGATTGTGATGCAATAAATAATATTTATATTTATAATGAATTTGGATTAAATATAAACGAAGGAGAGTTAACTGAATTAAGTTTACCTGAATTCAATAGAAATCTTTCAATAAATTCTACATGGGTTGGCGCTCCTACTGGGTATTGTAGAGATGGTAAAACTTATATTAATTCATATTTGCCACCGTTAGATGAGATGTTATTAGACTATGATTTTTTGGGTGGAGATGTTCAATCTAAGACAGAAAGGCTTAGAATATTTCCTATAGAACCTGATAAAATTAGACCTATACATTTGAATTATTGTAAGACCTTTACTCCTCTTTTAAATGAAAACGATGAGCCGGCTATACCTTCGGATAATCGTTGGATGCTTGTTCACTTTGCTCTTTATGAATGGTTTAGTGATAAGGGCCAAAAAACTGAAGCTGAAAAACAATTAAGAGATGGTAAAATGATCCTTCGTGAGATGCGCAATGAACATAGAAATGGCCAAACTAAACCCAGGTTTATACCAAGTTCTTTAAGATACAGGCGCTATAGTACGATGCAATCTGATTCTGATAGAATGTTTAGGATCTCTAGAGCTTTAGAATATTAATTATGGGCGAATCATATTTACAGCATAAGATATATCCTTATGACGGTGGTCAGGATTCAACGAAGAATCCTATTCTTATAAAGCCAGAAGATGTATCTTATTCTGGAAATATAGTTTATACTACTTACACTACCAAGAAAAAGCGTCCGGGGCTTACATATTTATTTGATGATTTAAATACGGTTCATAGAAGAATGATAGGTATGTATGATTACTGGCGTTTAGGGACGCAGCGTTTGATAACGTGGGATGGACAGAAGTTGCAAGCTATTAATCCTCTTACGCAGAACATTGACAACTTAAACAATGGTTTTGTTTTACCCACCGATGAGGCTGTAACTTTTGTACCATACTACGGTGTAGTTATTATTTTCTTTCAGGATAATAATACTATACCAAAATATTGGACACAATCGGGATTTATTCAAAATTTATCTCCAACCGCTCCACTTGCGTCGTTTGGAAGGGTTTGGTTGAATAGATTGATTGTTCCAGATCCAAGTATTCCTGGCAGGATATTATTCAGCAAGACTGGAGACCCCACAGATTTTACTACAGGTGACGCATTTGCTTTAGATCTTGACCCAAATGATGGAGATCCTGATGGAATAACGGCCATATTCCCGCCGTTCTTTGGTAATTTATATGTTTCAAAAAGATTGTCACTTTATAAAGTAACTCCAATTCAGTTTGAAACAGATACTGTATTTACTTATTCTAAGATTTCTGATGGCATAGGTTGTATATCGCATAATGCTGTAGTAGCTACTGAAAAGAACATTTTCTTTCCATCTGATTGGGGATGGCATCAGTTTGAAAGTACCGATAAAATTTCTGAGATTGACACTAGTCTTTTATCTTTGGACATTCAGCCATTGTGGAGAGATGGAGTTAATTTTAATAGAGCTAAATATATGCAGTCTGTCTATGACAGACAGCTTAACTCTATTATATGTATTTACCCTGCGGATTCATTTAATTATCCGACTAGTGCATGGGGTTTTTCGTTGACAGCTAAGAAGTGGTATCATTGGCCTGAATATAATCAGACAGCAATATGTCGTTATATGAATTATACTGATAAGAATCTTGTGTCGGCGGCAGGATCTTCTGTTGGAGAGATCGGATATATTGATCATAAAGTTTTTAGGGATTATAATAAACCTGTTTCAATTTATTTGAAATCTGGTATTATCTGCCCGTCTGGACA